GACAAATGCTTCTCAGGATGTGGATGTCTGGTTTCGGGTCAATGGCACAAATGTGGCCAACTCAAACAGCCGATTTGGCTTTGCACCCAGAAAGGGTGCTGGGGACCCGTATCACACCATTGCTGCCATCAATTACTTTGTGAGCTTAAATGCGACTGACTATGTTCAGATAATGTGGAGGCCGACCGATGTCGGTGTCACCATTGAGCAATACCCTGCCGGAACAAGCCCCACACGGCCAGCAGTCCCATCAGCCATTGTCACAATGAGCTTTGTCTCAAACATTAAATAAGCACTGCCATGTACATACCAATCAAATTACCACCAGGCATTTACAGAAACGGCACTGAGTACCAGGCAGCAGGCCGGTGGTATGACGCAAATCTGGTGCGCTGGTACGAGAACACTTTGCGCCCCATGGGTGGCTGGAGAAAACGCGCCACTGGCCAGATGTCTGGTCTGTGCCGAGGGTTTATTACTTGGCGCGATAACAGTGCCAACCGATTCATTGCAGCCGGTACGCATACCAAACTGTATGCGATGAATGAGGGTGGAACACTCAAAGACATTACCCCAACCGGATTCACGACTGGCTTGGCCAGTGCATTGTCAACGACCGGCTATGGCTACAGCACCTATGGCACATTAGCCTATGGCACGGCAAGACCAGACAATGGCGCCAGCCAGCCAGCCACCACATGGTCCATGGACACATGGGGCGAGTATTTGGTGGCTTGCTCCAATGCCGATGGCAAGCTCTATGAGTGGCAATTGGGTTTCACCACACCCACACTGGCAGCAGCCATTACCAACGCACCGACAAGCAATAAAGCATTACTGGTCACGCAAGAGCGCATTCTGTTTGCACTTGGTGCTGGTGGAAACCCCAGAAAAGTGCAGTGGTGCGACCAAGAGAACAATACTCTTTGGACACCGGCAGGCGACAACCTTGCAGGCGACTATGAACTGGCCACTCCTGGCACATTGATCGCTGGCAAAAGGGTCAAGGGTGTGAATCTTCTGTTTACAGATGTGGATGTCCACACGGCCCAGTATGTTGGCGCTCCATTTGTCTATGGCTTTGAGAAGGCCGGCAGCGGCTGCGGTCTCATTTCAGCCCAAGCGGTGGCAGCCATTGACACTGCTGCCATTTGGATGAGCAAGGCAGGCTTTTGGATTTATGACGGATATGTCAAACCACTGCCAAGCGATGTGTCGGACTATGTCTTTGGCAATATCAACTTTAACCAGGCATCCAAGGTTTACTCGGTCCATAACAGTAAGTTTGGTGAGATTTGGTGGTATTACCCAAGCAATGCAAGCAATGAAAATGACAGCTATGTCACTTTCAACTACAGAGAAAACCACTGGAACATAGGCACATTGGCCAGAACTGCTGGCACTGATGCCGGAGTGTTTACTAACCCAATGGCTGTGTCCACAGATGGGTACATCTATGAGCATGAGGTCGGCTTTGCCTATGACAGCGCCAGCGTCTATGCCGAGTCTGGCCCAGTCCAATTGGGCAATGGCGACAACATCATGTCAATTCGCCAAGTTGTGCCAGATGAGCAGACACTGGGTGAGGCGGTGGTTTCATTTAAAACCAGAAACTACCCGACAGCGACTCAATCCACTTATGGCCCATACACGGCAGCCAACCCCACAGATGTACGATTTGCAGCCCGTCAGGTCAATGTGAAGGTGACTGGTGCGGTATTGGCTGACTGGCGCATTGGGATAATGAGGCTCGATGCCGTGCCAAGTGGAAAGCGATGAGTGATCAAGAGCATTTGGAAAGGTTACGCCACCATGTGGAGGCTGCCTTAGAATACTCTGGAGGCACACACAATTTTGATGACATTGCCGAGATGGTCCAGCGCAATCAATTGCAGCTGTGGCCAGCCAAAGACTCGGTGGTGTTGACAGAGATCATTGTCTATCCCAGGCTAAAGAATTTGCATTATTTTCTGGCTGGTGGCGACCTAGATGAACTCTCACGGATGAGACCAATGATCGAATCCTGGGGCAAATCACTTGGTTGCACCAGGGTGACTTTGGCAGGCCGAAGAGGCTGGGCAAAGACATTTTTGAAAGACGAAGGGTACAGTCCACAATGGTCTGTACTTGCAAAGGAACTTTAGGGGATAAATATGGCATCAATAGCACTCAACTACGCGCTAAACAATGGCATGAGCCAAGAGCAGTTTGATCAAAGAATTTTTGATTATGTTGCCCAAAATATTGCTGTAAAAACACCGGCAGAATTGCGCATTGAGATGGACCGACTGGGTGTCAGTCCTGACGATGTGGCGCGTGCCACTGGTGTGAGTGCTGCTGATGTCAAGGCCCAATATGCTGAAGCCTTGCCACAGACCCAAGCAGAGATGATTGCCAAGGCTGCGGCTGATAGGGAATTGGCAGGCCGTGTGGCCCAAGACACTACAGCCAGCCAAGCGACCAAAGACATCTATGCCCAAGCGGCTACTGTCTCCCAAGGTTTATTGGGTCCAGATACGGCAGCACAAGCTGCTGCTGCTGCGGCTGCTGCCAAATTAAAAGCTGAATCTGATGCAGCGGCTGCGGCCAATGCAGCAAGAGCAGCGGCTGCTAAAGCTGCGGCTGACAAGGCGGCTGCCGATGCTGCGGCCATTGCTGCATCTAATGCAACTGCTGCCCAAAAGGCGGCAGCGGCTAAAGCGGCTGCTGATGCCAAAGCGGCATCAGATGCTGCGGCTGCCAAGGCTGCGGCCGATAAAGCGGCTGCTGATAAATTGGCTGCTGATACAGCTTCTGCAACTGCTGCTGCGGCTGCAAAGGCTGCTTCTGATAAAGCTGCGGCTGATGCTGCGGCAATTGCTGCATCCAATGCAACTGCTGCCCAAAAGGCTGCGGCTGCCAAAGCGGCTGCTGATGCCTTGGCCGCATCTAATGCAGCGGCTGCAAAGGCTGCTGCCGATGCAGCTGCTAAGGCTGCGGCTGCAAAGACCACTACCACCACCACTGGTACACAATCAGCAGCGCTTGCTTGGGCTTTGGCTAATGGGATGACTCAGCAGCAGTATTACAAAAACATTTTTGATTTTTATAGCAAGAATTCTGGTCTTTCTGATTCCATGCTGCGCTCAGAAATGGACCGACTACAAATCAGTCCACAGGATGTGGCGGCTGCAACTGGTTCAAGTCTTGAAAGTGTTTTGGCACGATATAACAACGCCAAGGCAACAACGCCAGCAGAACTGGCAGCGCAACAAAAAGCCCAAGCTGATCTAGCTGCACGCCAAGGTCAATGGGCAGAACAACAAAAAGCCAATGAGACTGCATGGGCAGCGCAGCAGGCTAAAAACGCTGCTGACTGGGCTGCCCAGCAGAAGCTGATGCAAACTGCGCAGAATGCTTATGGTGCAGCACCATTGACTCTTGGCCAGAAGTTTGGCAGCTATGAGTCAATCCCAATTGGCGCTCAATACAACCCTGCCGTGACTCCTGGTGGCGCGTCACCCTACAGCATGGTCATGGGCCAGATGACCCCATTCCAAAACCCTTATGCCAACTTTGTGCCTGGCACGGCACTGGGTGGTTACAACCCCAATTTATACAGCGACATTGCAACAAACAATGTGGCAGCAGCAGCGGCCAAAGTGGCTGCTGAAAACAAAGCGGCCAATGACGCATTGATGATGTCTGGTGCGGCTGGTAGTGGTGCTGGTGATGCTGCTGGAGGTAGCGGTACTTCTGGCGATAGTGGTGGAAATACTGGTGGCGGCCCAGGCACTGGTGCAGCCGGTGACGCTGCATTTGCTAAAGGCGGCATGGTTCAGAGCCTACTTGGACCAAATCCAGCAGGCCCAGATGATGGTGCTGGATATTTGCAAAAAGGCGAGTATGTGATCAAAAAGTCAGCAGTCGATAAATATGGCCGTGGACTTTTGGACATGATCAATGAAGGCAAGATGCCAGCCAAGAAAATCAGATCATTATTGGATTGAAGGGAAAGAATATGTCTAAAGGTGGAAGCACACAAACAAGCTCAACGTCTATTGATCCACAGATCAAAGAAGCGTTTTTAGCCAATTTTCAGCAGGCCCAAGGTGTTGCCGGTGCATTGCCGATCCAGCAGATTGCTGGTCTCAATCCAATGTACCAGGCAGGCGAGGAAGCTCTGGTCAATACCGGCCTTGCTGGCCCAGGCATCACTGGCACTGACATTGCAGCCCAAATGGCCGGCTATGGCGGTTTCTACCAGCCAGCGGAAATTAGAGCGCAGCAGACTAATCTTGGACTTGGTCAAGGACCAGGCACGATTGGCTCTTACATGAATCCATACACCAGTGCAGTGCGCACCAACGCATTGGCTGATTTGGAATCTGCACGCCAAGCGGCCATCAGGCAGACTGGCCAGCAGGCCATGCAAGCCAAAGCATTTGGTGGATCACGCCAAGGTGTGGCCGAGGCTTTGACTAACCAAGGGTTTGCCAAGCAGGCTGCCACACTTGGGACAACTTTAAACGAGCAGGCATTCAATCAGGCCATGGCTATGCAGCAGGCTGACATTGCACGCCAATCAGCAGCAGACTTGGCCAACCAGCAGGCAGGCTTGCAAGGTGCGCAGTTTAGATTGGGAGCAGCTAACCAGCTTGGCGGCTTGGCAGCGCAGCAGCAAGCATTGCGTCTTGGTGGCGCTCAAGCAGTCATGGGCGCTGGCGGTGCGCGTCAGGCTCTGGAGCAGCAACAAATGGATGCAATCCGAAATGTCGGCTTGCAGCGTCTTGGTGTGGTCCAGTCAAGTTTGGGTGCGCAGCCTGCAAACCTTGGAATGCAGTCGGTCACGCCCCAGTATTCAAACCCAGCAGCAGGCGCTTTAGGTGGCGCTCTGGCTGGGGCAAAACTTGGAAGTGTTGTGCCAGGCATTGGCACTGCATTTGGCGCAATTGGTGGCGGTTTGCTTGGCCTTTTGGGCGGTTAAGGGGTAAAAAATGGCAACTGAATTTGATTTGGCATCGTTTTTCGGTGGCGGTGGTGACAGTGAGATTGAAAAATTACTGTCTCCCAAACAACGAGAGCAATTGTCTATGCAGGCCACACTGGCCGCTGCTGCCCAATTGCTCCAAGCCGGTGGCCGTGGACCACAACGCATTGGTCTAGGACAAGCACTTGGTGCAGCCATGCAGGCCGGCCAAGGTGCTTATGAGAAGGGGACTTCTGGTGCGGTTAATCAGTTAATGCTTGGTGCAAAGCTCAAAGAGATGCAAGCAGAAGCTGCTGGCAATGAGTCTTGGAGACAAATGCTGGCTGGAACTGGACAGCCACAAGCCCCATTGATACCAGCTCAAGCGGCCTTGGCTGCGCCAGTATCTGCTGCCGGCCCTGCTGGTGCTCAAATGCCTGCACAAACTCCAGCACAAACTCCAGCACCAACTGCTGGTCAAGGTGTGTTTGCATCATTGTCACCAGAGCAGCGTGCGATTATTGGCGGCATGACTCGCAAAGAAGGAATGCCAGAAGTGCTGAAAATTGCATCATCTCAGGCTGAATTTGGAAAGCCAGAATCACTGGTGATTGGTGGAAAGCCAGTCATGGTCCAGTACAACAAACTTGGCCAGTCAAGGATTGTTGAGGGTGTTTCATCAATGGCAGAAGCTGAATTTGGTGAGGCAAGACCAGAAATTCGTGATGGTCAAACTGTCATGGTTCAGTACAACAAACTTGGTCAATCACGCATTGCCCCAGGCGCTTTGCCATACGAAGCCCAATCACCTGATATTCGTGCTGTGGAATATTTAAAAGGTGGACCATTGGCTGGAACTGGTCAACAAGGTATTGAGCAAGTTGGTCAATATAGAAGACAAATTGCAACTCAAGTCAATGTCAATCCAGAACAAAAAGGTTTTGAAAATGAAATGAAGTTGGCTGGAGCATTTAAGAATGAGCCAGTCTATAAAGACTATCAAGATGTGAAGTCTGCATTTGGCCAAGTGGTTTCATCTTTGAGCCAAGGAACGCCAATTGGTGATGTGGCTGGTGCTACCAAAGTGATGAAATTGCTAGACCCTGGCTCTGTGGTGCGAGAGTCTGAACTTGGCATTGCCATGGCAGCTTCTGGCCGCATGGACCGATTAAATAACTATTTCAGCAACATGATGAGTGGTCGCAAACTTACGCCAACTCAAGTTGATGACTTTAAGGCTTTATCAAATGAGCTTTATTCTGCCGCTGGTCAGGCATATAACCAGAAGCGCAAAGAATATCAAGGTTTTGGTGAGGCTTATAACTTCAAAAATCTTGATGCAGCTCTTGGCGCTCCAGCCACTATTCCATCAGTAATGCGAACAAGACCAGGCGTAGGTGCTGGCGGTGGGGCAAGGCCATCTCTTGGTAATATCTTTGGAACACCAGGAGGCTGATCATGGATGGCATTAAAGAGAAAATCAAAGAAGCTCAAAAGGCTGGTTATGGCGATGATGAAATCATTCAATTCTTGGCCCAGATGCCAACTGTTGGAACTCAAATCAATGCGGCTTTAGAGAACGAATACAAGCCAAGCGAAATTCTTAAATTTTTGGGTGAGTCCAAATCAAAAGCATTTGAGGCCGGTGCAAAACTAGGCACAACAACCCGTGCTTTGGCCAGTGCAGCTGGTGGTCCAACAATGGGCTTTGCAGATGAATTGGCTGGTTTTCTTGGCGCTCCAATGCTTGCCATGCAAAAGGGTGTGCCATTGTCTGATGCCTATACCATGGGCCGTGACATATTCCGAGGCGCTGCTGAGTCTTATCAGAAAGAATCACCATACTATGCAGCCGCTGGACAACTGGCTGCCAGTGTGCCAATGATGATTGCCGGTGTTCCTGGCAAAGTGGTGCAAGAAGTTGGAAAACGAGTGATGCCTGCTATTGAAGCGGCTGCACCAAGTATTGCCCCAGCAATTGCCAAAGTCGGCCAATACATTGCTGGCGCTCCAGCTGCTGGGCAGATCATGGGCATGGGCCAACGTGCAGTGCAGGCCGGTGTCTCTGGTGCAGGCTATGGATTGTTGGGTGGAATTGGCGAGTCAACTGGCCAGACTGCTGAAGAAATATTAAAAGATGCGGCCAAGAGTACATTGATTGGTGGCACATTGGGTGCAGTCTCTCAGCCGGTCATGGGCATTGTTGGTGCTGGTGGCCGACAAGTTATGGCTCGCGTTTCTCCCACTGCTGCTGGCACATATGCACAGCAAAAGGTCGGTGAGGCTTTAATTCGTGATGTGCCAGAAGGTCTTGCACCAAGTGCATTGACTATGGCCCAAGCGCGTCTGGCAAAACTTGGCCCAGAGGCTCGCATTGCCGATGTGGGTGGAAAGTCCACACGCAACTTGCTCGATGTGCAGGCCACATTGCCTGGCACAACAACTGAGGCCGTAGAGCGTGCCATTCGTGAGCGACAAGCAGGCCGTGCTGGTCGATTGATGACTGCTGCCGATGAAACCCTTGGTACTCAAGGCGCTCAATTTATGCAGACACTTGATAAATTTAGCGCTCAAAGATTTGCTGAGTCACGCCCGTTCTATAACGCAATTGATAAGGCAGCATTAAAAGTTGACGAATCATTGGCCGATGCACTGAACAAGTCTCAGGCGGTCCAAGGGTCTGCTGAACTGTTATTTAGAACAAAGACTGGTCAGACAATTGACTTGGCCAAGCTCAAAGTTGGTGATCCAGTGCCAATGAATGTCTTGGACACTTTGAAGCAATCCCTTTATGACACTGCACAAAGTCTGCGCAAGACTGGAAGCAATGCCCAGGCCAATGCTTACGATGATGTGCGTCAGCAATTAGTTGGCGTACTTGAGGCCCAGTCACCAAAAATTGGTGGCCAGTCTGCATATACCATGGCCATGAAGACATGGGCCGGACCATCTCAAATGATGGATGCAGCAGAAGTTGGCCGCAAAGCCATGACAGGCGATGTGCTTGAACTTGGCCAAGCAATGAGAGGTTTTACGCCATCAGAGATTGATGCATTCCGCATTGGTGCTTTGCAGGCTTTGCGTCAGAAGACTGGCACAGAGGCTGGCCAGACATCATTGCTCAAGATGTGGAAAGAGCCTGCAACGCAAGACAAGCTCAAGGAAGTATTTGGCAACGATTACAGAACATTTGCATCTTCTGTGGCTAAAGAAGCACGATTGAAGGGTCTGGAGTCTGCTGGCCGTGGATCACAAACTGCTGCACGTTTGGCTGGAACTGCTGATCTTGAAGTCGCGCCATTGGGTCAGGCAGCTGCTGCGGCTGCTGCTGGAAGCCCAACTGGAATGTTGGCAGCTGCATCAAATATTGCAAGCCAGACAAGAACTCCAGAGGCCGTGAGAAACGAGATTGGCAAAATCTTGCTATCGCGTGACCAACAGCAATTGACAGATTTGGCTGAAGTGATCAGAAAATTGAACGAGTCTCGCGCAAGAGCTGCTGGCCTTGGTGGCCGTGGTGCTGGCCAGATTGGCTCAATGCTGCCTGGATATGTTGGCCAATAACTAAGACCCAAAAAACGCGGCCACAAGCGGGTCGCGTTTCACAACCCGTCTTTTCTGTCTGCGTCTGGCCAAGCCAAAGTCTTTGTCATCGGCTGACATTTTCTCTCTGTATTTTTTGATTCGCTCTGAGCCTGGCACTGGCCCAGGCGCTTCAGCGTCAATGCCATCACCCCATGACCACAGAGGCCGCCACTGGCCATTGGCGCTCACTCTGGTGTATCCGCTGATGTAAACCAAGTCATGGCGGTGCAGATCAAACAGAATCCTTGCTGCACTGCGCCTGGCACAAAAGCACAACTTGGCCAAGTCAAGGTCTGAGAGGTTGCCTTTCTTTTGGAGCGCTGCCTCAATGGCAGGGCTTACACGGGGTTTTAAGCCTCTGGCCATGTGCTGGTCTCCATTCTGGCTTTCAAGCGCTCCAGCATTGTTTTGACAACGAATGCACGGGTTTTGACTTCATTGGGAATTGCATGGCCATAGACTTCTGGGTGGACCAAGTCATTGACTAGGTCGAGGCAGGCATCAAGGGCCAATGGCAGCTCTTTATTTGTCAAGGAACTTCTCCAGCGCAGACACTTCAATATGATCCACCAGGCTTTGCAGAATCATGTGGGCAATGTCCACATCAGTGCCAGCGATGTATGCGTTATTCAGCGTCATGCACTCTTCAATATCAGGCTCATAGGGCGCACCATAAGAGTCGGTGTAGCCTTTCTCTTCTGGGCTGTATTCCAAGAAGCAGACCAGATCGACATCTTCAATGGCGCAGTCATACTGGAACAAGTCTTTTGGGCAATTAGGTGTGGAGCCGTAGTTCATATCAACCCCTCCAAGCCAACATCACGCCAATGCCACCAAAAATAATGATGGCCAAGGTGCATTCGATTAAGGCGGTAATGATTTTCTGTTTCATCGTTTTCTTTCGTTAAAGTGAGTAGGAGTAACGAATTCTGACAGAATTGATTTTTGTTGCAACAATTATTTTTATGTGTTGTTTTTATACATAAAGCGCAATTAGAATGCGGTCATGCAATCAATTCACGATATCAAGGCAAAGGCCAAGGCTCATAAGATAACCATGGCTGCGGTGTGCAATGAGGCTGGCATCCAGCAGTCCCAGGTCAGCCGATGGCTGTCTGGGACTGTTGAGCCACTGTGGACATCAGTCAATCAATTGCACTTGGCACTTGAAAAACTGATCGACCGATCACCAGTCGTTATCGACTGATTCGGCAGCAGCTGGCGCGGCCTTGCTGGCCACCACGCCAAAGTCACTGGCAGCCGTTGGCTTTGCACCACCCAGCGAGTCACCCTTAGACAAAAGCATGATGTTGTTCAAACCATACGACACGCCCTTGTTGCCTGCCTGGTCATAAGCATAGGCATTTAGACTGACTCGGCCATAGTCGCCAGAGACAATATCTTGTGATCCAAGAATGTCATGGCCATGGGCATCCACTGCACCAGGCTTGTTTGTGCTTTTGGTGTTGAAGAAATAATGGCCAGCGTACTCAGCCCCCAGTGGTGATCCATCAGATTTGACTTCTGTATCGCCATCACGCAAGGGATTGCGCACTGTTTTCGGAATTTTGTCCCCAAACTTGGCGGTCAATGCGGCCTTGGCTGCCGCTTTCAATTGGCTCACTGTCTCGGTGTCTGTCTTTGGGACAAGCACTTGCGTTGAGAACTCTTCTTTTCCGTTCATTTCATTCTTACGCGCAGTCAAAGCACTGAAGTATGAGAAACGAACTTTTCCGGTTACGACTCTGGTGGACATGGTTTTTTCCTTTTAAGGGTTTAGGTTTTTACGTTTCTGTCGTCAAACAGAAATTGCACTTTAGCACAAATGCAGATATGATCGCAACAACTTAAAACGAGGAAACCGAAATGCAACTATTCCCCCATCAGCAAGAGGCCAAGCTCTTCTTGCTATTTAGGCGCAGGGCCATACTGGCCGACCAGCCCCGTGTTGGCAAGACGCTACCCACAGCAGCTGCTGCCCTGGAAAACCTACCCGCCCTGATTGTTTGCCCAGCCATTGCCAAGACAGTCTGGGAGGCGGCTTTCTCAAGACTAGCCCCCAATGTCTCGGTCCATGTGGTCAATGGCAAACAGCAGGCTTCAGAGGTGAATAGTGCCGATGTGACCATCATCAACTATGACGTTTTGCAATATGCACAAACGGATTTGGACAGATATAACACTTTAGTCTTGGATGAGTGCCACAGGATTAAGAATCCAAAAGCCCAAAGAACGAAGGCCGCGATGCTGGCCATGAAGAAGATTGATTGTGTCTATGCGCTCAGTGGCACGCCCATCCCAAACCGGCCCATTGAGTTGTGGCCCATCCTGCACGGCCTTGGCATTTACAGGGGCGGCTGGTTTGACTTTGCTGCCCGTTACGCAAAGATGTGGTCAGCGCCATGGGGCTTGGACACGAGTGGCGCATCTAACCTGGTTGAGCTGAAAGAGCTGATGAAGCCCCATGTCCTGAGACGCAAAAAAGAAAACATCTTTAAAGACTACAAAGACCCGCAAGTCTCTCTGATCACCTTTGATCTGCCCAATGACAAGCGGGAGCAAGCCTTTGATGCCGATGCCTTGATGGCCAACCCCAATGCCTTGCTGGCCTTTGAGGGCTTGGCAGAAATCATGCGCGAAGCCGGTATGCGCAAGGTTAAGGCTGCTAGTGAATTCATCGATGACTTGCTCCAGGCCAATGAGCCGGTGGTGGTCTTTGCGCACCATAAGGATGTGGTGGCCGAGCTGGAAAAATTGCTCATGGTCCACAAACCCGTAGTAATTACGGGTGAAACGTCAAGACCGAAGCGCGACCAGGCGCTTAAAGACTTTCAGTCTGGCCAGACCAAATGCATCATCGGCAACATTGCAGCCATGTCTGAAAGTGTGGACCTATCCGCTGCCGACACCATTGTCTTTGTGGAATGCACTTGGTCCACATCAGCACTAGAGCAGGCCAGCAGCCGTGTGGAAAACATCAACAAGTCAGGCATTCCACCCGTCATCTACATTCTGACCATCAAAGCCAGCTTAGACCACAATGTGCTGGCCAAGGTTTTAAAGAAGCTCAATGTTGTCAATCAAATCATTTAACCAGGAGAAACAATGCAACACGAAACCAGAAAACACGCCCGACTCTCAGCATCACGCACAGACAGATTCATGCAATGCCCAGGCAGTTATCGGCTCGAATCCCTCATGCCCTATGAGCCAGCAGGCGAGGCGGCTGCCATTGGCACTGCCATCCATGAGCTGTCAGAGATGATTCTGTCTGGCAAAGAAGTACCAGCCGGAACTGATCCTGACCACATTGCTATGGCCCAAGGCTATGCCGACTTTGTCAATACTCTGGTCGAAAATCCACGCAAGAAGCTGATCGAGGTCAACCTAGATGAAGGTCTGAAGTCTCTGCACCCAGCGCTTGGTGGCACGGCCGATGCAGTCCTGGTCGATGGGGACCATCTTCATGTCGTTGACCTAAAGACTGGCCGAGTGGCTGTGGATGCCACAGACAACAAGCAGCTGCTGACCTATGCACTGGGAGCCATGAGGCAATTCAAAGCGCCCAGCCACATCACTTGCACCATGCACATATTCCAGCCCCGAGTCGGCCACAGCAAGTGGACAGTGTCTGGCCAAGAGCTTGTCAAGCATGGCGAAAGACTCAAGGCCGCAGCCGAACTGGCGCTCTCAGGCGATGCACCTACAAACCCAAGCGTTGACGCCTGCCGGTACTGCAAGGCCAAGACCATTTGCCCCAGTATGCGTCAGAAGGTCCAAGAGGTCGCTAGAAACGATTTCAAGCCTGACATGACTGTTACCCCAGAGATGCTAGACAACGCTGTCCTGATGGCCGCATGGGCCGATGCAGTGCAGTCTGCTGCCAAGGCTCAGATCACTGAAGGCAAAGCCATTGATGGCTGGACCATGCGCGCAGGCCGTAAGACAAAATTTTGGAAAGATGAGGCGCTGGTCATGGAAGCATTCAAAGACAACATGAGCGCCTGGGAGCTGAAGTCGCCCAGTGCCGTCTTAAAACTCGGTGTCGAAGTCAGCGAAGACCTAGTCGGTGAGAAACAGGCTGCATCTTCTCTAGTCAAAGAAAAGGCGAAGGAATAGAATTCACATCCCTGCCAAAAGAAAAGCCTGGTAGCGCGTTAACACTACCAGGCCAAAGTCAACTCAAGGCAACTCACAA